AGACAGAATTGTTAATGTGATCGATGATTTGTTTGGCCATCGCCGCACAAGATATGGGTATCTATCACCGATGGCTGATGATGATGATTTGCTGGTTTTGGGATTAGAGATTCTTAGGGAATTTGGCGTTCGGAATCCTGAAGAGGACACGCCATGGATAAAGGAATTTATGCAAAAAGAACAAGCCAGATTGGGAAAAGAAGCCTTGCAATCTGAGAAGAAAAGTGATTAAGTTTTTGGTGTATAGGCAAGTGAAAGGCCGCATCATGCGGGGTGTTTTGAAAAAAACCTAGCTTGCCTCTGGTTGTCTTGAGAGGATGCAATACAGACAATTTTAACAAGCCCTAAGCACCTAACGGGGTTTGTTTAAAAGGGACGATTAAACACCGTCCCTTTTTCCTTTTAGTATTTCCCCAAGCGTTTGATGTCGCGGTCAAGGTCATCTGGCCCGAAGGTGTCCATGGGTTTGATTCTGGCGGTGTTGTTTTCGCGCAGCACGGCTTGCGATGGCTCAAGGTACTTTAGGGGTTTTTCAGGTTCAAATTGAGGGATGGTGATAACGCCTGTGATGGTCATACCAATCATCATCATGATAAGCGCAGAGGTGCTTTGCATTTTGATTTGGATGTGGTTGGCGGGGATCATTTGTGATAGTCCCCACATAGCAGCGGCGGCGATAAAGAGGTATTGAAACGGTAACATAGTAGTGGTCTCCTTTGTTGTTGATGTGTGTTTACCATACCAACAAAAGGTTAAGAAATTATTGATTCTCCAGTTCTTTTTTTAGTTTTAGAATCAAAGGTTTTGCTGCATCTGGTAAAGGTTTTCCGGTCATGGATTTAAGGATTGCTCCCCTGAGTAGGTAAATCAGGGTGTAGATTTCGTATTGCATGGGTTTAGTCCAGTGTTATGTTAATGGGGTTTTTTTGGAGATATTCGTCCACCATTTCATCCACCAAAGGCTTTAGGCGGTTGTATTCATCGTTGCGTATTTGTTGAATTTGACCGCTTTTCATACCAATGGTGCAAACGCTATGTTCGTAAGCCACGGCCATAGATGTGGCATAGTCTTTTTTCAAAGTTTCAATAAAATACTGTTTTGAAAAGTATTTTTTATGCTGTGGGTTTGGTGGTTGGTAAAATAAATCTGTAGGTTTTTGTTTCGTATGTCGTTTGTAAAGCTCTTGATGAAACAAAAAATGATCTTCCACGTTTTTAACGTACTTACAAAAGCATACGGTGAACTTATGTTTAAGTTTAAAATCAATGATTTTGCATAGATTGACGTACATGGGTTTAGTCCAAGATTGAGTAGACGTTTTTTTCGTCGGGTTGTTTGCGGCGTTTTCGTTTCATGAAAAAGTGGATGGAATCGGCAAGGGAAGCTAGGGCAATGCAAAGGCATAGGCTGGCTAAGCCAACGCCTACAGGGGCTAGGATCACGGGCCAAGGCAAGGATGTGCCATCGTCATTTTTAAGCAGGTACAAAAAGCCTGAGCATAACAGCAAAGACAAAAGGATAAAAAACAGATCAAGGATGATGTAAAAGGCTGGGCTTTTCATAGTGATTCCTTTTATCGGTTAAGTGTGCGGTTACAGAAAAACCTGAGAGCATGGCACAGGATCGGAAACGGCAAAACTTTGATAATTTTGTCTGCGTCTTCCGTCATGCCAGCGAGATAATACAATGCCAAGATGGGCAAAAGGATTATCAGGAAAAAGTTTCCTATGTTTTTTAAGAAGTAGCTTGTCAAAAACAGGGCTTTTTTAAGATGTTCTTTGTTGTCCATAATTCCCTCACGATACGTGCTTGTGGTGTTCTGTCCATTCACGTGGTAGGGACGTTTTAAGCAGCATCAGGTCATGGTTTATGTTCTTGATCTCTGTTCTGCATTCTGCCAGCGTTACGGATGCTCTACGGCCTTCCTCGTTGACAAAGAGGGCTTTGTGTCCGTGTTCTTCCATTTGCACCATGCAGCGCGTGTAAAAGCCAAGGTCGCGTAGTTTTTGGATGTAGATGGTGTTCATGGTTATGCTCCTTTGATTTGGTGGGTCATGATGGGGAATTTAAAAGGACTATAGGGGTTGTATTCCGGTGGTTTTTCGGGATCAAAATGATACCTTTGCCAAGCTGCCAGTTTGTCTTTTGGTAAATTAGGATTGTAGTCCTGAATGGGATTGTATTCTTGGTATCCGTAGGACGTTTCTGCGTGTTCTTTGCCCAATTTGTTGGTTAGGCATGGGCTATTCAGTTTCTGTTGCTCTAGCAGCACGTGGGCGGCGAAGGCTTGTAGTTTTTCGCGGTCATCGGTTTGTCCAAAGATTTGATTGATGAGATTGTCAATCATTTGGTAGGTGAGGATGTTATTTTGGTTCATGGTTATACTCCTTTGCCAGTCCTACGGGTTTTATCGGGAAACAAAGTATTGCTAAAAACAGCACCTTTAAACGATGCTTTTTTAAACCACTGGGCACCATAAAAGTTGGCATTTGTAAGATTGCAGTGATTAAAAATAGTTTCATCAAGGTAACTGTCTGAAAGGTCGCAATCCGTGAAATTTGATCCTGTAAAATCTGCGCCTCCAGCATATACGCCAGAAAGGTTGGATTTATTAAAATTGCAGTTGGTGAGTTTTGACTTGTGAAAGGTAACTTTAAGTCGATGCCCGCTAAAATCAGAACCTGAAAAATCGGCATACGAAAAGTCTGTTTTTTCATTTCCTGAAAAGCCTGATTCCGTAAGGATAATGCCTCTAAAATCTCTCCGGCCGTGGTAATAGGCCGTGGCCAATTCGCATCCTGTGAAATAAACCTTTTCTGAAGGATGTTGATCCTTTTGTGTAACAAGATGCTTGATGAGTAACTCCATGGATTTTGGGATAGGGTATTCGCCGGATTCATAGGATCGGATTGTGCGCACGCATTTCCCCACAAGAGCGCACAGTCCTGTTTGACTGACCCCCAACTGTAACCTTGCTTGTTTAAATTGCTCTGGTGTCATTTGTGGTGGTTCCTTTGGGGTTTTGGTTCATAATCGGGATCGAGGAAAAAGTCGGTGTAGGCTTTATAAAGGCCCGACAAAAAGACGGGTTCCAGTTCTTTTGTTTTTTCGATGCTTAAATAAAGTTGTTGCCACACTTCCTTGTTTTCATGCGGTGTTTTGATAAGATAGTGTGTTGGTGTATAATCACCAAAAGCTATTGAAAATGAATTGGTTACCATTCCAGGTAAAAACCAGTTCAATGCAAATCTTCTTCTATCAAAATCAGCATTGGCTTCAGGATAAAGCGGCTCCCCCGTGCGACTGTGATAATACAGCGGCAAAAGATTGCAGATTATGTCTAGGGTTTCACGCTCTGTTTCAAAAAGCGTGCGATTAAGTTTTTTCTCTATTGCGTCAAGGCAATGGGTTTTTAAGGGGTTTTCGTCGGTCATGGTTGGTTTCCTTTTGTTGATGATAGATACACAATACGGCAATACTTGCAGGATGTCAAGGAAGAAATTGCATCATTTAAACGGGAAGATATCCGATTTGGAGGGCCTCTTTGATTGTGCATTGTCCAAAGTATTTTGCTGCTTCTTTGCTAACAAATTCCACGCGATCCATTTTGGTATATAGCGTTTTGCCTTGTGATTTCACGATATAGGCAGGAATGTATCCGCCATTGTCGCCTTTGATGATTCGGAGGATGATTTTGGGGTTCATGGTTTGGCTTCCTTTGTGTTGTGTTGGTTTAGTGGCTGCCCCAGACAAAAAAGGCTAGGGCAATCACGGATAGGGTTTCAAGAAAAGACATAGTAAGGGTTCCTTTTGTTGTGTGTGTTTAGACACAATACAACAAAAGGGGTTAAGGAAAGGTTATGGTGTAAAGGTTAAGAATTAGCTTGGGATTCTGTGATAATTGTGTTCAGATTGTTGTAAATCTCTTTAAATTTTGCCTTTTGTTCTGCCGTTGGAATTTCTTTATAAAAACGATGGAAAGCGCATTTTTTTTCAAAGTTAAAACCTAAGCGGCCTTTTTCAACGCCAGCAATAAAAAACGTGTTGGGGAATTTTCGCCATTGTATCAAGGTGCCATCTTTGACAAGGTCAACAATACACTGGGGCAGATCGGCAAGCGTTCTTTCGCAGTAAGCAATTTTGCTTTCTTCCCGCTCAATGGCCATTTCAGTTTTTTCAATGCCTTTTTGGCGATCTCTCAAAGATTCGTTTTGTTTTTCCCAGCGGTTTAAGGTTTTGTATCCGCCCCGCTTGTCATTTAAAGGTTGTCCGTTGGCACTTCTTACATCATCAAAATGATCGCTTAAACGAGCATCAAAATTATTTTGCTTTTTTTCTAAAGAGGCTTTCAAAATTTCAAGTCTTTTGGTCATGGCTTGGTTTCCTTTGTTGGTTGGTTAGGCTATAAAAGCGTCATAAAGTTTTAAGGGGTACTTATCCCAAACGTTGCTAACGTCTGGCCTTTCGATGGTTTTGTTTTCCATCGAGACGGGATAGTCTGGCTCTCCGTCACTTGTGCATCTGAACAATTCCACGCCTTTGCCATTTTCCGCGTGTTTATTTTCTTGCAAGCAATACAAAAGATTTTGGTTTTTTTCGCATCCCTGGTATCCGTAATAGTAAGAGCGACAAAAACCCTTGTCTGTTGTGTGGTGTTTTAAGTTTATTGTGTTGGTCATGGCTTGGTTTCCTTTGTTAAGTTGAACGCTTGTGTTGTTGTTATATACACAGTACTGCAATAATTGCAGCATGTCAACAAGAAATTGCAAGAAAATGAAAAAAAAATAGGAAAAAAAGAAAGGGCTTGATTTTGTGGGGTTTTGTTGTCATACATACACAAAAGGGAGGATTTTATGGATGATAAAGATAAACAGCCAAAGAAAAGCAAAAAGAAAAAGTTGACACCTAAGCAAGAGAAATTTGCTAGGCTTGTTGCAAGCGGAATGAAACAGGTTGATGCTTACCGCGATGCATACGATACACAAACCACAAATAAAAACTCACAGCGCGTGCGAGCTTATGTAGAAAGTACAAAGAGTAACGTCGCTGATATGATTGCAGACCTGAAAGCAAGAGCAGAGCAAGGCGTTGTTTGGACCCGTGAGATGGCCATGACGGCACTGTTGGACACATACAAGCTAGCTAGGGACCAAAACCATGCACAAGGTGCCACAGGGGCTTTAAAAGAGCTTAACGCGATGTATGGGTTTAATGAAGCCACAAAGATCAATATCGGTGGGCAGAATGGCAACCCTATTTTGCTTCAGAAAATAGAAAGAATCGTTGTAAATGACGACTCTGAAGATTAATACGCCGAAGTGGGCATTGCCGTTTTTTAAGCCTGCTCGATATAAAGGCGCACATGGTGGTAGAGGAAGCGGTAAATCGCATTTCTTTGCGGAGATGCTGCTGGAAGAGCATCTTATGAATCCAGACACGTGCAGCGTTTGCGTTAGGGAGATCCAGCAATCGTTAGACAGATCAGTTAAGCGTGACCTTGAAATTAAGATAGAGGAAATGGGCATTGCTGATCATTTTGTGGTGCAAAGCAATGTGATTAAAAACAAGTATGGCAAGGGAGAAATTGTATTCCAAGGCATGCAAAGTCATACCGCTGATAGTATTAAGTCTTTGGCTGGTTTTGATCGTGCATGGGTGGAAGAGGCTCAATCGTTATCACATCGAAGCCTTGAGTTGTTGCGGCCAACAATTCGGAAACAAGGATCAGAGTTGTGGTTTACGTGGAATCCGAACTTTAAGACGGATGCCGTAGATGCTTTGTTAAGGTGTGAGAATCCACCGCCTGATTCCATTGTTGTTGAAGTCAACTATATGGACAACCCATGGTTTCCTCAGGTTTTGCGGGATGAAATGGAATACGACAGATCACGAAGCGTAGATAAGTACCGACATGTATGGATGGGCGGATATATTGAGCTAAGCGAGACAAGAGTCTTTAAGGATTGGACCATACAATCTTTTGAAACGGATTCGGATGCTGTGTTTCAATTTGGTTGTGATTGGGGGTTTAGCACCGATCCCACGGTCCTGATCCGCTGTTACCTGAAAGAACGGACTTTATATATAGATCAAGAGTTGTATTTAAGTCATTGTGATACAATAGACTTGCCAAGAATGTTTCTTAGCATACCTGATAGTCAGCGATATGTGATTGTTGCGGATTGTTCAAGGCCTGAGACAATAAGCCACATGAGGAATCACGGATACCCTAAGATGATGCCTAGTTTGAAAGGTGCAAACAGTGTTGAGGAAGGAATCAATTTTCTCAAGGGCTACAACATCGTTGTTCATCCAAGATGCCCTGAGATAGCTAAAGAGCTTGCTTTTTATAGTTATGCAACGGATAAGGATAGTGGCAAAGTATTGCCTGATATAGCAAAACACCAAGAAGACCATGGTATTGATGCGCTTCGATATGCATGTGAAGGCTTTGGAAAAGTGGCATCACGTCGGATGCAATATGCAGCCCCTAGCAGAAGGATGATGGTTTAATGGCTAAGTTAAAAGATGATGATGTGATTGGTATTGTGCAGTCCTATTGGGGTGACATTGGGCAGTATAACACCGACTTGACTAGAGAGAGGACGTTAGGCCTTAAGTATTATAACCGTGATTTATTTGGCGGTGAGAAAGAGGGATGGAGTGAGTTTGTATCCTCTGATGTCTTTGATGCGGTTGAATGGACGTTAGCAGAATGTATGGATATATACTTCAGCACGTCACCCATTGGATCGTTTGTGGCTGAGAACATGAACGATATACAAGCGGCGGAGCAAGAAACCAAGATGGTAAAAACCATTATCGAAGAACAGAACAATGGGTTCTTGTTGTTCTATACGTGGTTAAAGGATGCTTTGATTCAGAAGAATGGGATTGTCAAAGTTTACTGGGACGATGTCGTCAACAAAGAGCGCGAAACGTACAAGATGCAGTCGTTTCAGGCGTTCACCTCCTTGATGAATGATAAAGACGTAGAGGTTAAGGCGGTCACGGCGTTTCTTGGTGAGCAAGAGTTGTCTATGGATGAAATTCAGATCATGCCGCCTGAAATGGTGATGATGGCGCGGTTTGATGTGGATTGTGTCAGAAAGAGTGATGTGTCTCAGGTTCGCATTGAGTGCATACAGCCTGAAAACTTTTATGTGGATAAGACGCATTCGAGTTTAAATCTTGATGATGCTATGTTTGTGGCGGAGCGTGTGTTTGCGCGTCGTTCTGATTTGGTGGCGGCTGGTTATAGTTTAGAGAAGA